AATTGTTGTATCACCAGCAGCTGCAGAGGCGTCATCTACTTGATTGGCATCATCCATCTTTTGTTCATATGCAGTAGCACTAGGACAAATCTGAACACCAAGTGCATTACCATGAGTACCAGCAGACCTTGCAGCCCACTCACCATGAGAACCTTCGCCTGCAGCGAAAGACGCTTCATAATGGTCATCATCACGAATAAGAATACCACTATTAGCACCAGCATTTAAAATGCCGGAAGCACAACGAACTACTCGTAGTGCGTCTGAATATTGTAGGAAGTTTGCAGCAGTAAACCACCACTCAAACTGATTGCTTGAAGATTGAGGTTTACCAAAAACTTCTAAAAGCTGTTGTTCTGAACCAATAGAAACTACAGAACCCACAGGGCCCTTTTGGAATGGACCAGCAATGGCACCAATCGTAGTCTGAACAGCAGGAACAACATTTGTAAGATCAATCTCTCTGACATGTACGCCAGGTGAAACTAAAAATCCCATCGTTTTACTCCTTTAATTAATAGAGTGTTTTTGTTATTGTGATTATATTTATAAAAAATCATTTTCCAAGATGACTTTTTATATGTGTTATAACATATAAATACTTTCATGGCAAATGCACATTACGAAAAATATAAAGACACTATTAAGAAAGTATCTCGTAGAAATTATCGTAAGAGAATTGTTTTACTAAATGAATTTTTAGCAGACAAATCTTGTCAACACTGTGGAGAAAGTGAAACAATGTGTCTCAAATTCTACCCCCATGATTCTGAAATACGAAAATTAACAAAGAGAGTTGGTACTAGTGATGATAGCCGTAAAGAAATACTTCATCTAGTAAATAATTCTACCATATTATGTTCAAATTGTTGGATTAAAGCACATAATGACTTAATCGAATTTATTTAGTTTTTTACCAATTTGAACCATAGTCTCTGATAACTGGATTCCATCGTGTTCCATATTCATCTACCATTTCACCAATATTTTCATCCTCCAATCCAGTAACAACAAAACCAAATGGAGCCATATCTTGTTCTAATGCATATTGTTGTTCTTTCATCATGGTCTGTCTTACATCCATATCAGTCAACTCTTTGAAATAAGTTTGGTCTGTGGCCCATGCAAAAATGAACATACATGCAACTAAATCATCAGTACATCCTTCATCTGCTTCAAACGAACTTCCTTTTACAATGAATGTAGATAGTTCACTGATAATATCCAAATCTTCTATTATAAGTTTATCATCTTCAATCAATTGTTTGAGATTGGAACATCCTACCTTTTTAACTGTTTTGGTTGTTCGCACTCCTAATTGGGCTCGTCCACCAGAAAATCCTCCACCTAGAATTTGTCCTGCTCGTCCTCGCATGGATGCCATAACAAGATTATCATATTCCAAATCATATTGCAAAGTGTTAGCAACCTGTTCACCAATATCATTTATTTCTATAAGCACAAAGGCTTGATTATATGCTCGGGCAATATCATATATCTTGGATGGAAACAACAAAGGTTTAATTTCATTATCTCTATATTTTGCGACGATACGATAAGGCATTTCTGATACATCAAATACTAAAAATGCAGAATAGTCATTCTTTGTTCCACGAGAAACATCAGCAGTTAGCATATATGTCCGGCCGGGTTCAGGTTTTTCATACAAATCAACAGCCGCATTAGATTGTGTTGGATTTTTGTAGGACATTGTTCTTAATTTTTGTGGTGTAATCAAAGTATCAATAGAACCAAGGAACTCACATTCAAACTCTGTGTTGAATTGAGATGCCGAAGTATTTTTGATAGTCTCTTCTTTCCACGCCGCATCACGGCCAGGCACTTCACTCCAATGTACATCTATGGGGATATAAGAGTTTCTTTCATTCTCTGCATCGTTCCACAACTTATAGAACATGTTCATACCGTGTGGTGTGGAAACAATCATTACCTTTGTTGTCTTACCAGATGAAATGGTAGGATACACAGAACTGAAAAATTGTTCTGCAACATTAGCAGGGACATAAGCAAACTCATCAAGGAAAATGATGTTATAAGAACCACCACGAACAGCACTTGCAGAAGTAGATGAGGCAAGTATCTTACTACCATTCTCTAATTCCAGGCTACCTTTGTTCCAAGACATAACGCCCTGTTGCAACCACTTTGGAAGATTTTCATATGCGAGTTGTAACCTACCCAACAAGTCCCTTGCAGTTGCAGCCTTATTGGCAAGAATTGCCACATTAACAGAAGGGTTGAACAGGACATAATGCAACAAGTATGCTATGATGGTAGTTGACTTGCCTGATTGTCTAGGAAGTTTACAGATGGTGAAACGGTTGTTGTGAAATGTTCCTACCATCTCCTTCTGAAAATCATAAAGTTTAAATGGAATAAGTCCTTCATCAAGAGAGACAATTTTAATATACTGTTGTATGAAATATACAGGATCTTTCATACATCTCGCATATTCCTCAACTTCTTTTTTAGTCCAAGTCTGTTGAACATTGGCCTTTTTTAAATTGGGATTGCCTAGATAGACACTAGCACCGGACATTATTTGTCCTTCAGCATTTTTTGCAGTTCCGTTGTAGAACCAACAAATAATGCATTAGTTACATTCTTGGGTGCATTGCTTGGCACTTCTTTTAATTCTTTCATCTTTTTCTGAAGGTCGCCAAGCTTCTCCGTGACTTCTGCCACATTTTTAATCAGTTGTCCAGCAACCTCATATGTTCTTGGATGCTCGCTTTCCTTAGCAAGCTCAAGGATACCATCGATGGCACTACTTCCCTTTTCAACTAGGTTATAAAATTGTCGGCGTTGATATTCGTAATCATCTTCTAAATCATCTTCACTGATAACAGGAGAATAATTTTCTACTTCAACAGCCTGAGGAACAATTTTTTCTACAATACCTAACTCTTTATCAACTTTCATCATGGTATTATCAATCTTCATTATTCATCTTCACCTGTCACCGGATTGAACTCTTTCGCATCTTGGAAGAACGATGTTGTTTCATTAAATCCAAAGTTATCATCAGCATCAGCAGATGTTGGGTCAGGCGTAACTGTAAGTCTGTGTTCCCTCTTTGGTGTTTTATCTGGCATATCTGTATACTGGTCAACTTGAACTGTCTTGATAACCTTACTGGAAGTAACAGGACCATAAAGATAAAACTTGGTAGTAAATGACATTGTATATATTAGAGCTCTACGAGAAGCAAAATCTCCATCATAACTATCTTCATAAGATATGCTGTTCAAAATGATAGGAACATCTTTCTTAATTCCCATGTCTGACATATCGTTAATAGTAAGAGTATAATCAGGTTGGAAGTAAGGAAGAATTTGTTCCACGATTTGCAAAGCATCATCAGACTGTTTTGCCATGATATACAATTCAAAATCTAAATTATATGGCACCGGCATATATTGTGTGTCTAACTGTTTTGTGTTCGCACCTTTGACCTTCTTAAATTTTTGTACCCGGCTCAATTTTCTTGCTGGGTCATAAGAAAGGTCTTTAATCTCAAATCCAATTCTGGGAAGTGTGATAGCAACTTGTTTTGTCAAATCGGCATCTTCTCGCAAACGCACCAAAAACTTTTCTCTTGGCCCATATGCGAGAGGAACCTTCATAGATTGTATAATAGATCCAGAATTGTCCTTACGAACAAGACTGATACCATTAAATAATGTTCCGAAAGAAATAACAATCTTTCGAATTGTTTCGTGGTAGAACTGTTGTCCTAACATTATGAACTACTCCCTGCATCCCCAAATGGATTTGATTCACTGAAATCTAAAACTGAACTGCTTTGAGTTTCGAAATACTCATTTTGTGAAGTCATATCAACACTCATGTCACCAACTATATAGTCTTCTTGGATGAGATATTGTGCATCACCAGTATCAGCAGGATTTTCAAGCATAATACTTTCACCTACAGATTGGGTATCATCTTCACCAATTATATTATCACCAGCATTAGCAGACCCATCAGTTGAGTTTATTAATAACAATCCATGTTCTGGTGTAAATTCTAATCTTATCTCTTCATTAACCGCTGAAGATTGTTCCAAAGTAAATTGATGAATGAGTATATTTTGAGAATGTTCAGTTTCAATTGCATCAAGAGCTGTAATACCAGTATCGATAACTTCAGAACTATAATCATACAAGCGACAATGTAATTTATATACTGGATTATTGTCTAACTGATAAAATGGTTCATCATGGTCTACAAAATTAACCTGAAACATTTTATCAAGAACTGGATGATAAATTGCATCACCTTCTTGCGGCCTATCAGCATCTGTTACAGCAATATCTTGAATAATGTAAAAATTATTATCCCCAGTAACAGTAGTTAGAGTTGATGCAGAAGATGATTGATCGACACTACCCGCCTCTAACAATAATGAACCACTAGAACTAGTATCCGTTCCAGACTCAATCTGTACTTGAGCATCTAGCTCTTGAAATCTTTCTTTATTTACAACAAATATTGCTTCACTTAAATTCTGTAAACCAAACTGATTCATCAATTCTTTTTCACCAGCAAATCCGCCGTCGGCATCTTCCATATACATTTCAATTGGGTGTTGATTCTTGTATTGTGAAATTGAATCTATACCCAGCACCATATCTTCACCAACAAGAGTTCGATCCATGTAATAAACATCATGGCCATAAATCTGTATAGCTTCTTTTATAAGATCACTATATAAATTTCTTTCAGTAGCAATGGAGTGAAGATTGCTTGTGTGAAAAAGTGAATTGACAGCCATAGTGTGTGTTTCAACCTATCATATAGTTTATTGGTAACTCAAAGGCAAGTTTAATTTCTTCCTCAAGCTTAGTTTGTTCTTCAATTGCTTGCGTGTAAAGTGTTTCCCCATTCATCGCAACTCCACCCAACATAGTAACCCCATTAAATTTACTTAAATTAGCTCCCCACTGTTTTTTAATCAGCGCAGTTGCATATCTTTTTATATAAACGTCATCATAGATGTCAGTATATGTGGTAGGGTCCAATTTTCTATAACATTCAATTATGAGATAATCCACATCAGCAGTTACATCATTTGCCCAATCCATTTCAATGTAAAGTCGATTTTGATGTTGGTTAAACCGAATAGGTGTTTCACCAACAAGTATATTTGATAATAAATCAATATTATCCATTGTCATTTGATATTGAATAATTGATGTTGAAGAAAAGTCAAACAAATCATTTAATCGTAATTGGTAACGAATATCAAACATGCTGCTTCCACCACCAGTATCAGTGAATGGAAACACTCTCACAACAGAAACAACAGCACTTGGAATTGGAATAAAATTATTCCCTTCTTTCCATGTTGCAGTTATGTCAGTATCTACTACATCGGTTCCAGTAGTTGAGGTATCAGAACGAGCCCGAGTTACTTCTGCTGTAGTAATCAAATGTTTGAGATACATTTTTTCAATACCATCATAATGGTATTGAGCAAAATATTGTAGTGCTTCGTCTAGACGGTCATCTACTTGATCGTCTGAAACATTGATATCAATTACACCATAACCAAGAGCTCTGAGGCAATAAGTTTTTAATGTAGCTTTTGTTGAAGGTATAGCCATACTTTCTTCCTTTCTACATATTTATATGTAATCTAACCCCAGTAAATTTGCTCC